CTACTTGACCTACCGTTGTAGAGTCTAATGTCTGGGTCTCCCCAGTTTTTGTTGTGTCTTCCATAAGTGTTGGTTTTTATGTTATAATACAATATACAAAATAAACTTCACAAATTTAAAAGGTATAAAAAGTTTTTGTGCACTATATGGCTATACTACTTTTTATTTTTTACTTCACCACCTTTATCATACTTGTTTTTGTTCACTTTTGCTACTTGTAACTGTTTATCTGCTATTTCTCTTTGTACATTTAACTTCTCTCTTTCAATAGCATTCTTGTCTCTATCTAACATAGTTCTAGTTGCATCTTTATCTCTTTGCAATTGGTTCTGTGTTTGATATTGCTCAGTCTGTCTAATGTCTCTCATTGCATCTTGGTAATCAGATACTTGATTTGCATTAACATCTGCCATAGATCCATAACCAGCTGCTCTGATTTCTGCAACAAGAATTTCAGTTTGTCTATCTTTTTCTTTCTGAACTTCTTCATACTCTCTTTTAAGTTTAGCTTCTTCAGAATCTGCTTTAAGTTTATCTTCTTGCATTTTTTGCTGAGCTTCCATCTCCTGTTGTTTAGACTGTTGTTGTTTAGCTTCAGAGTCTTTAAGAACTGTATTAAGTTGAGCAATTGAATCTGACTGAACTATTCTACCTAGATCATACACAGATGCACCAGTAGTATTATTCTGCATGGCCATTTGCTTAAGCTGTTCTAGTATAGATCTGTGATTAGCTGTTGTGCTACAGAAGATATTAAGATCTCTCATTAAAAGATCAGTACCATTTATTTCAAAATTTACTTTCTCATCAGCTGTAGTAATATAACTTAATCTAGAAGATGGTTTAGTAGAATGATAGTATTGTGCTAAGTCAGTACGCATCTGATGTACTCTAGGCATTAAGTAATCACAGTGTTGGATAAAGAACATCTCTGTTTGTGCATAAGAAGCTGCAGCAGCTTGTTCTACACCAGTAGCAGTCATCTGTGCTATCTGTTGTCCCATCCTTTGTGGTGTTACACCAATTACCTCATAAGCTTGTTGCTTAAAGTGATTAGCTAACTGTATCCTTGACATTAACCTTTCTGTTTGAGATAGATCTAGTTTCTGGAAATGTTGGAAGTTTAATGCATTCTCTGTATTAGTTATACTAGTATCTAATGGAAGCATCTGGAAATTCTTCATTGCAACATATGCTTTGGCATAGTTTCCTTTCCCCCAGTCTTCTCCTAATGAGTGTCTTGGTAAAGTATTCTGGTCAAGCATGATAATAGTACCTAGCTCATCTACTAAGATATCAGCTATCTGGTTATTAACAATGTTATATCCTATCTGATATGGCTTCATTAAGTCAAGTAATGCAGTAGACTTAGTATTTCTATCTGAGAATACAGATCCTTCTACAGGAAGCTTACATCCATAAAGAGTGTTATCTCCTTTAAACTGAAATCTTAATGGTCCTATTTTAGCTCTATCTACACCTAAATACATTGGTGTAAATCCTCCAGGATTATTCATACCCCAGAAAGAAGGAATGTTTGGCCCTATTTTGATACCGCCCCATACCTCATTGATCCATATCCAATCTATATGTTCACCATAAACTAAGTTCTCCTTAGTTTTATTTTTCATTAACCTGGTGTCATATATTGGTTTATTTGTAATAGTATAATCTTCATCTACAATATCCATCTCAACTTCACCATTATCATTAACACTAATCAAGTGTCCTACTTTTCTTTGTGACTTCCAATATATAGTTGATACCCTTAATAAGTATGCAGTACCTTGATCATAATAGTCTTCTCCTTCAGAAAGTATTTGTGTAATAATATCACCACCGTCAAGTACAGTTCCGCCCATTGCGGTAGTATACTGTCTATAAGCTAATGATGGCATATTAGTATTCCAGTCATGAGATTTAGTTCCATCATAGAATGAACCATCATTTTGCATACCACCAATTGTATATCCTGCAGATCTAATAGGATATACTGCTTCTAATGCAGCTAACTGCTCTTCTTCCATTAAATAACCATATCTATCAATAACATCAGATGGAGTCATCATATCTGTTTTACCAGCCCAGTTAGCTTGAGATATGTATCTTGAATCTGGAGACTTGTGATAAAATGTAATTGCTGGATTCCATAGTTCTACTTCATAATCATCTTCCATCATACGGAAATGCCAGAACTCTCTATCAGTAATTAACATGTCTCTGAAACCTCTTTCTTCCAACTCATCCATTCTGAATCTTTCAACATCAACTTTATGTTGGTGATCAGCCCATTCTTCTACCATTGATCTGTAATCTTTTCTAAAATACATTTCAATCTCAGGTAGGCTTTTTAGTTTTTCAGGTGAAGTTTCTTGTTGAAATTCTTCTGACTCTGGATCAAGACCTTGATCCATCAATGCTGAAGTAACTTTTATTCTTGCATCTTGCATTAAGACATCCTCAACCATTTGTCTCTTTTGTTCTAAGAGCTCATTGTATGATAACTCATCAATTGCTCTATATGTAAGCTTAGTAGATCTCTTAGCAAACTCAGCTACCAGAACATTAATAACATTTGGTATAATAGGATAGAACTTAAGTTCAAGTGCTGATACATCTTCTTTAGTAAGTGTTTCAACTATATCTCTATAGTCATTGTTTTCTTCAACTATATAATCTGACTTATCTATAATACCTTTTGCAAGTTTATAGTTTTTCATAAGTCTCCGGGCATTTCTACGGATTTGTTTAAGACCTTGCCATTCTAACCAGTCTAAGTTCCAGGCAGCCCATTTTTCATCTTTTTCTTTTTTAGGAATAAACTGTAATGGTTGGGTGATACTACCCATTCTATTATTCTCAGTAGTAGCTCCTCCTTTTGCCTGTATAGCATTTATTATTTTCATATCAACTATTTAATGTTTTTAAAGGCAGATCTATTAAATCCTTTAACTGATGATCTACCAGAACCACCCATATGCCTAAATGCACTCCTATCTAATTTAAACAAATTTTCTGACTTTTGCAAGTTTTTAGCCACATCATCCATTATCACTCTCTTTGAATATCCTCTATTTGCCTGTTGTATTCTCATGAAAGCTACAAGTGCACAGAAGGATACTAATCTATCCACATTGACTCCATCAGCATATTCTCTCATTTCTTTGAGAAGCATAGGATCTGGGATTCTTTCTATACCATACTTAGTTCTTACTATGGTGCCATCAGGCTTAGTCTCTACATCTAATTCCTCTCTGGTATATTCAATAGCATAACTAAGTAAATGTGCCTTAAAGAGTGTTCCTGTATTCTTCCAACCATACTCTTGGAATACATTACTGTTTGAGCCAAGATCTTTTAAGAACATAATCTGACTCTTAGGTACTAAGTATCTTTGCTTTTTTCTAGATATCATATACTGTATAAAGAGAGATATATTATTCTCTATTAATGTCCATGCATTGTACCATTCTATTATCAACTCTAGTTTCTGATGAGTTTTGTTTATGTCATCAAATCTACCACACCATGCAGCTACTAGCTTATCTGGTTCTATATATGTTTCAGTATCTATACCAGTAACCTTAGTTACTTCAACTGGAGCTTTCATTATATAGATTGAACATAGTGATTCTGAGGTAGTTGTCTTTCCCTCAGACACGGGGTCAATAGAAGCATAGTACTGACCAAAGGTTGGATCTTTAATTGGTCTTTCCCATACTACTAGTACTCCTGTCTTATCTTCCATTTTTTTAGGAACTGGAAATTCCATAATTGGTCTCTTGTTTGTTTGAGTAACAACAGGTTTACCATTTACATCAGTAGCAATTTCTAAAAACTCATATGGATATTCTTTCTCTTCTATTCTTCTTTCTTGTGCTGCAACTAAGTGAGATGGAAACACAGATACTGATCTATGATCAAATGCTTCTTTAATATTTCTAGGATGCTGAGATATCCTTAGCTGATAATCTTCAGGACCTAGTTCTCTTTTCCATTTCTCAAACTGATCATCAAGGGCTTTTAATGATTCTTCTACAAGTGAATTGCCATACTGATCTATGTATGGTGGCATTGACCACTGCTCAGGAATAAATAATCCTGACATACCTTCTGTACCTTTATCATCTATCAGATTAGTTTCTACAGCATATATATCTTTTGACATAGGATTAAGGATCATATCTCTTAGTGGGTTACACTGAGATAAATCCCCTACTGATCCTGCTGCAATAAATAAACCAGTAGTAATTAAACCAGATCTCATTGCTGGTCTCATGTACTCATAAGTCTTATCCATCTTAGGAGCAATTCCTGCCTCTTCATGAAAGAAGTATTTAACCGGACCCCCAACACCATTTGTTGGATCTTTCTCAAATGACATACCCTGTATGGTACCTTTAAGACCTACTTCTGTATTTCTATCTCCTTTCCTTACCTGAATCTTTTGTTGCCACATCATAACCTTGTCTGGTGACATAGGTCTATACCATGCTGTATGTTCATTTAAGAAAGCAGCATATTCCTGTAAGAACTTCCAAGATCCTTTCTCATTGATATAATCTTTAAGGCTTGCTCCAATCTTTAGTGTTACCCCAGGTTCAAACCATTGCTGGTTTAATAACTTGGCCATATGATAATAAGAAGATGCTATCTGCCGTTTCTTAAGAATAGCTACATGTTTGTAGTTGAGCTCTGCAAGTAGTTCATATAAGGCCATGTGGTACTGTGCATCCCTGATTTTAGCAAAGTCAAATACTTGTTGTTCTTTATCAAATATGGGCAAGAAGTTAAGCCACATATAATAGTCTCTGGTAATGTACCATGCCTTCTCTCCGGACTTAAATATAACTCCTCTTCTGCACTTAAGTTTTTGGTCATCCCAGTATGTGATAAAGTCTTTAGATCTGGGTATTGTGGCTGTGTATATTTTATCTTTTCTGAATCTGGTTGACTCAGCATTAAATAAGTTACTTGTTTCATCAAAATGATATTTACCTGGTTCTTTAAATATACTAAATACAAAATCAGATAATTCTTCTCTGGAATTAAAGTCTGTTATAGTCCAGGTTCCATTATCCCAAGTTGGTATGTTTTCAAATATTTCCATTAGTTATTTATTCTTTTATAATGAAACCAAATAGGAGGCTTACTAGTACCATTTAAATATCTTCTTACAGTACTAAAAGGTATATTAATATGTTCTGATAATTCTTTACCTGAACCAAACATAGTATTTGTTTTTATGCATATAATAGGTTTAGCATTATAATGATTACCTCCAGATGTACTAAGAATTATTTTATTTTTAGTTTTTTCTGATATTACTTTACCCATTTGAGATTTTTTCATTTTTAATTTAGATTCTTCTGAATGAGTTTTTCCTAAAAAAGTTTGTCTTCCTTTTGCTTTAAGACTAATTTTTAACTTACTTTCCTCTGAGTGAGTTTTACCAAAAAAATGATTATTAGAACCAATAGTATTTTTAATATACTCCATTCTAATTGAGCAATAAGTTTTAGCTGATGGTTTATATCTTATATCTTTTTTTACATTACACATATTCCATAGTGCTTTATGCATTGCTGGAGAATTTGGGTATATATTAACAAGAAGTAAATGAGCTATATAATGTTCCTTTGGCGTTAATAAAACAATATTTGGATGATTAGTATTTCTACAATCACCTTCACCTCCAAATGATCTTGGTTTTATATGGTGTGCTTCATAATAAACAGTATCAGATTTTACTCTAATTTCTGATTTTGCTTTAATTATAAGTTTGGTATATATGTTTTTATAATTCATAACTATCTAGTTGTTAAAAGATTAAGAATCATAGGCTAGCCCAATTCCTCCACGGCTTCTGCTTGATTGTTCTTCCTGTAGATCTTTATATGCTCCCTTAAAAGACTGTCTTATCTGATCATACTTAGAAGCAGCGGCAACAAGAGAGTTCATGTTACCGTCTCGGCCAGTAGTGATAGTTGCAGTTTCCATATATCTGGCTAATCTATCTAACATAGATGCAATACCTTTATATGCTCTAGATGTGGGAGTTTCATACATTCTTTCACAAAACTTAAGGGCTATGAATATATTATCATCTTCTGTTGAAAATTCCCCATCTATTTGTGTCATTATCAAAGGTTCTTTATCTACATCTGGTGTATAGAAGAATGGATTCATATCCGGATTTGGACATGTCATGTAGAACAAATACTGATATATTTTTAAGTATTCATCCGGATATTCCTCCATTATATCTTTAAGAGCTTTTAGTGTGTAACAGTGTTCTGTAGGAATAACTACATTATTCTGTACTTCAAATAGTTTAATAATCATTAATGTTTCTTTTTAATTGGATTTTCTTTTATATAATGGAGCACTGCTATGACCTCATCTATAAGATATGGTAATGACATTGGTATAACTTCTTTTATTATTGGGCTTCCATATTGATCTTTCTTACTGATTGGATATCCCCAGTTATCTTCACCTTCTATTTCAAATGTTACATGATGCACAAATATCCTACCTGGTTTAAGTTTAGGATTGTGCTTCAATATAATATACATATAAATACTGAGCTGGAGTGCATAATGATTTAAATGACAATCCTCAAGACTATTAATTGGAGCAGACATCATCTGTGTCATACCCTCCCAATTAGTATAACCTTTTGTCTTAATTTCTTTATTAGTCTTGTAGTCAATAATATTTACTTTACCATTGACTACTTCAACTAAATCTGATTGGCCACATAAGCCTGCTGACTTAAGATAGACCATATGTTCTGGATACACGCCTGGGTCAAGTTTTTGAGATGGTGCTGTTCTCATACCATGATTCTCACCAGATGGTTTAAATACAGGTACAGTAACTCCTTCTCTTTCCATAGATGCTAGGGAACAAATATCATCTTCTCTTTGGTTGTGATACCATGTTCCTAGTGTAGTAGATCTGTCAGCTTCATTAGTCCATATCTGTTGGATAATAACTGGATCAATACCATACCATTTAGATCCTTTCTTTTTACTAGATTTCTCAGCCATCTTCTTTGCATCAAATGGTTGTTTAAATGCACTTACTACTGTAGTTACACTTGTCCAGTTTATATTCTCTTCAGGATTTAAACTTTTGTAGCTATGATCCTCAGCTGTAAATACTATACTCATTTCTTTAATTGTTCTATAGCAAGTATTGCTATGTTAAAATTATCTTTATCTTTTGATCTCAACATTGTAATTAAACTTTTTGCTGTTTCAGGTTCTATACTCTTTCTTTCTTCCATCCATTCAACAAATCCTACAGCATTTTCAATTGCCATGGCATGTGCAAGATAATCTGCTCCTGCTACACCAGTCATTATACTTATATTTCTTCCTTGAGAAGCAATACCATCAGTTAAGAAAGATTCTAGTTCTGCCCATTTCATGCGTTTTCAATGATAGTATTTGCTAATAAAACTGATGCGTCATCTGCAGACATCATCATCTTTCTAATATTAGTTACTTCTTCCTGACTAAACTTACCTTCCATGCAAGCTATCTTAAGTCTTAGAAACTTATTCTCAAGTTCTAATCTTTCAAGTCTGCCTACAATTTCTGATAATGTTGTTGTTGGAACTGGGTCATAAGGCATTTGGGCTTGTAACCGGCTGAATATTCCATCCGCTGTCATATTGGTATTTCTAGGAGTTGTATTAATTACCTTATTAGGATCACTAACATATATACCTTGCATATTATTTGGGTCTATATACATAATATTAGTCTTTAAGGTTTTCTAATGCATCTTCTTCATCTTCAGTAGCAATTGCATCCCATTTACCTAATGGACAATCTGAAGATAATGATCTTGTCTTAAATCCAAGTGAACATCCACATTCATTACAACATGGTGATGTACCTTTTACAGCACATTTCTTACCTTTACTTGGACAGTCATCACAAATAGAATGTCTTAATCTAGCTATTTCTTCTACTGTTTCATCACGGATTACACTATTGGTTATCCCCTCCAGGATCTGTTTCCTGTTGTTCCAGATTAGTTTTAATGTATTCTTCATTATACTTTTGTTTTTTAGATTTAACTAATTCTTTTTTTAATTCAACTTTAGCTAACTCTTTTTCAATATGTGCTAAAGCTATAAGTTTTTTTTCAAGCATTACCTTATTAAAATAGGCATTAAATGTAGAGGTGTCATGTATCTCTAATATTTTCTGATATTTTGGTATTGCTTTTTTAACTGCATGTGGTCTTACTACAAACTGACCTAAACATTCTACATTTATTCTTGGGTGTTTTAAACCTGTAATGTTGGATTTTATTTCCTTATAATAAAATTCTATAAAATCTTCTATTAAGTTAGCAGGTAAATTCATTTCCTCAGCTACTTCTTTGTATAATGCATTTGGTTTTTTTGGAATCATTTACCTAAAAATTTATAATCTAATAGTATATCACCTTCTGTCTGAATTTTTAAGTCAGGGTGCATACTAATTATTTTTTTATTTTTAGGATCTTTTATCACCAAGTTGTTCTTTTCACACTTGTTGATACAGTTTCTTACTGTTTGTTCTGATTTGAATATCTTATGCTCATCAGAAGCTTCATAACAAAAATGTGATAATTCTATAGGACCAATTACAGACAGCATTGATAAACAATCTAAGTCAGACTCACTCATTATTATACTATTAATATAACAATGAGTAAGTATCTGATATTTAATGATGTCTTTTTTGGACATCACTACTCTTTTCTGTACTTGTGTAACTAAAGCCATGATTAGTCTTTCTTAAGCTTTCTTGCTGGTGCTGGATTTTGTGGGTCATTTAATCCATTGTCAAGCTCATTACCTTCACCATTTTCTTTAGCTTCATTCATCATAAGAGCATATTGCATCTGCATACTCATTCTTTTAAATCTTGCCTCATCAATAGCTAATAGCTTTTGCTCATAAACTAACTGAGCATCTAAATATGTTAATGAATCTGTGTAAAATTCTAACATGTCAGCTTTCTTTTGTGCCAATTCTTCTGCTGTTAACTGGTCATCATTGTGTTGGTTTTCCATCTTTTATATTTTTTAAGTTTAAACAAATATACAAAAAAAGTTTAAACTAGAAATATTTAAAACAAAAAATCCAGGCATACAATATACCTGGACTACAGAAAGTTTAGAGTCTTATTCTACACAACCAACACCTGTGCATCTATGTCTATTTGACTTTTGATTATTTCTTAACTTCATATTACTCATATTGCGTTTAAGATTTCTCAACCATCTTGGTGGTTTAGCACTATCAGATGATTCAGTATCTGCAACTTGTAAACCCGCAGTACCACCAGCCATATATTTTGACATTGGTTGAATCATTGCTGCTGGGCCACCTTTTTTCATTGACTTACAAAATACTGTAGCATCTGTAACTCCTTTTAATCCATTTTTCATATTATCTATTTTTAAGTGTAAAATTTAGGATAGTAAATAAGTAAAAGTCTCTAGACTTATCTATCTCTAAACTAAAGATATCTAAGCTAGATATTCTGATCCTTACAGTTAACTTATCCCATTGCTTGTTTGTAGCTGTCCAATTGTTTCTAAATTTCATATTATAAGCTTAATAACATATCAATTAATTCTTGTTGCGGGAACATATCCACTTTACCTTTCAATACATTAGTATGTGTATATAATCCCGGAGTTGCTTGTGCTTTAGCTACATCACAGATATCAAATCCATCAGCTCCTTTAGCTTTAATGTACTGCACTAAACCTACTCTAGGATCTATATCATACTTCTTAGCTATGAAGAGTATCCATCTCTTTAGATTAATGATCTGAGCATCTGAGTATCTATGCCAGAATTGAAATCCACGGAATGGTTTAGCTAGCTTAACTATTTGATTAGGATCTGCTACTGTATTGACATAAGTTTTACCATTTACTATTTGACCCATACAACATACTTCAATAGCTACAGAGTTTCTATGCATAACAGAGTTACCTGTGCCTGTGTGCCATCCATATCCTCCCTCAGGGAAACATTGTATTAGCTCACCATCAAACTTAGTATTACCATTTCTAACAGACTGACCTCCTAAGATAAATTCAGTACCTACATTACCTCTATCATCTCTAGCCCACATATCAGCAACTTGGTATGGGTTTTCCCATCCTGCTGTATGATGTAAAAATATCCAGTCTTTTGCAACTGGTCCAGGAAAGTATGTACCTTCCTTCATGTAATGTTTCTTGATCTCTAATGCACTCTCTACTTCTAGATTCTCTGCATTATCAGTATTAAGGATTCCCATGGCTGCCCATGTTTTTTTACCTACTATACCATCACTAATTAAACCATTAGCTTTCTGCCATGATTTAACTGCTGTTTCAGTCTTAGGTCCAAAATCTCCGTCTGCTGCTATCTTTAAAAATTCTTGAAGAGTTACCACTGCTGGTCCCTTACTTCCTTTTTTTAAGACAGTCATTTTTTAACTTTGTTGAATTTTTTACTCATCATGTGAGCTACCCATAAACCTGCTCTTTTAAGCAATGGTGTTTGAGCTTCTACTTTAACTGTAGTACCTTCTGCAGTTTTAGTTACTTCAACATCTAATTTCCTTGAGTCAAGTACAAATGTTTTTTTCTCTTCATCTGTATGTACTTCAACATCTACTTTTGGAGTGTCTACAACAACATCTACTTTTTTGTCTTTCTTTTTAACTGTTACTTTAGTTTTCTTTACTTTAACTTCAGCATTAATCTCAACTGGTGTTTTTTCTTTCTTAGCCATTTTATTTTGTTTTATTGGTTACTTTATTTAATTCCTTATAATTCTCAACTGTTAATTGAGATAAGGTAGCTGCAACTGTACCTGCTGTTATAACATATCCTGCTACAGTCACTACTGCTGCTGGTAATGTAATCGGAGCTGCCACTATTATGGTTGCTGCTGCACCTAATGCAATTGCTGCTTTCTGAACATTCTTCCAGAAACTAGGTGTTTTAGATTTCCATCTTCCTTTCAATTCTTTCATTTTCCTTTGTTTAACACAAACATCTTAACTGCATCTGATAATTCACCTACATTCTTTGCTAGATTCTTTATCTCAAGTTGAGTAAGTTCTTGCAAGGCTTGGTATTTTATCTGTGTCTCTTGTTGTACCAGTTCAATTTTACCTTTTAGTTTTCCTTGTTCTTCTGTATTCTTTCTAACATCTCCGTGGATAATCTTTAAA